TGATGTCGCACTCGTCTTTGAATTCTTGCCGAGTAGCGGAGATGTCGCCGGTGTCCTGGATGACGCGGCGACGGTGGAGTGGGGCGAAGCTGCGCGACGGGGTCGGGTCCACGCTCGGGAGAGTCTGAGCTTGAGAGTGGGTCGCCGGGGTGGCCGCAGCGTTCGTGGTGTGCTGTTTCATGAGGAGGTTTCCTGTGGTTTTGCGTGAAAGGGAGTCGGGCGGGGTTAGCGCCCGATGATACGGAGTAGGAGGTTGATGATGTCCTCGGAGTCCGGAGTCCCCGAGAAGAGTTCGCCCAGTTCCTTGCGTTCGGCGTAGCTCGCGGAGTCCATGTAATTCGCGAGTTCCTCATTGTTCAGCTTGCGCTGGAGAAGCCGGTTCGCTTCGGCGTTGCTGATTTTCTTCCCGCGGAGGTCCTCGCGGAGGTTGTTCAGCTGGGCGGTGAGATTGATCGTGTTGGCCGTTGTGTTCTTCATGCCCACACGGCCGGAGGTCAGGGTTTGCATCCGTTCCAGGGGACGGAAGTATTTGTCGAATTGGTAGTCCAGATTCTGTTTCCGGGTTTGAGAGTCGAGATTTTCCGCCTGAGCATTGAGCAGCTTGAGCTGGGCAATGTCGCCGGCGGTGCGCGAGATCGCGCGGCCCGTGTTGCCGGTGTCGGCCACGGGCGTGGAGATAGTCCCGGAACCACCACCACCAGTGCCAGAGAGGATGGGGTTGAGACCTGCCTTTCTCAGGTCCTCAACTTCCCATTGATGCTGGTTTTTTAGCTGCCGTTCATTGGCAGCCGCCGCGCGCTTCGCAGCGCGTTTTGCGGAGGAGTCACCGAAGATGCCGCCAATGATGTTGGCAGCACCCCCGATGATTGCCCCGCCCGTGATCGGGTCCAGTGGCATGGCTTCCCCTTAGAAGTGGTCGATAAGGCCCGGCACGCCGTACATCGGCATGGGGCGGGCGCAGCGGAGGTCGAACCAGGCATCCAGCATGAACTTGGGTTCGCTGGGGACCGCGACGACGCGGTCGAGCGGCGGGTTTTCCTCGATGAAGGTCGCGTTAAGCAGCGGGTTGTTCACGTACTCCTGGGCCAGGTGCCAGGCGTCCAGCGATTGCGGGTCAGTGGAGCGGAACTTGCCGGTGACCTGCGAGGGCTTGTAGCGGTACTCGCCGTAGCGTTCCTGGTAGCCGAACACGTCCTCCATGCTGCCCGGATTATTCACGTTCCAGAAGACTTCCTTCTGGAGGACGGCCTGCTCGCCGATATGCGAGAGGTCGGGCCAGGCGTAGTCGAACCGGGTGCGCCGTGACCAGGAGCGGTCCAAGCGCTGCTGATACGTGAGCTCGGCGCGCGCCGAGATCAGCCCGATGATGATGCAGTGTTCGGTGAAGGACGACGTAAAGCCGTTCTTGTCCCCGTGGAGCAAAGCGGTGCCGATGGCGCCGACCTGGCCCAGCGGGGTGTCGGTGTAGCCGCCAGCGCCAGCGGTGCCCGAGGTCTGGTGGATCTGACTGATGTTGACCGGCTGAGAGAAGCCGCCCAAGTACTCGGGACGCTGCATGCGGGCGTCGGGGCTGGTGACCCCGAAATGGGCCTTGATGACTTCGGTCAGCCTGGTGCCTCCCCTTGCATCGCGTTCCAGGATCTTCTGAATCTGGAACGCCTGCCGGAGCGTGTTGATGGTGACCGAGGAGACTTCGGTGAGGTTGGCGACCAGGCCGGGGTTGTCCCAGCGCATGTTTTCGGCAGCGGTGCCGGTGACTGACCAGGCGGTATTGACGCTGCCGGATTCCTTGCGGAGACGATCCACCGTGATAGACCCGGTGGCGTTCTTGAAGGTTGGGCCGGTGAAATTCGGATCAGCGACGACCGGGATTGATCCCCCTGCCAGGGGGACGTTTACAGAGTCGCCCTTCTGGGGCCAGGGGAGACACGAGGTGAAGTAGTCGTGACGCTTTCCGCGCCGCCAGAGACCGTAGGCGGACTGGAGGTCGGGGCCGTTGGCGGTATTGACGGGGACGGAGGTTTGCAGGTTCTGGTCTCGGAACCACTCGTTCCAGATGAGATTGTATGCTCGGAACGGTAGAGCACAGACGGAGAAATTTGTATCAGCGGTGATCGGCAGGCCGAAATAGTCACCGAGAGAACCAGCGCCAATAGCGCCCGTGAGCTGCGGGATGGTGTAGTCCGTGGTGTCCGTCGGATTGGCTTGTGCGCCATTGAACTTTTCCCAGTTGTCCCAGAGCAGGCGGTACGGAACCGCGAAGAAGAACGTGTCCAGGTAGATGTTGTCCATGATCGGGAAGATCGGCGTTGCCAGGCGGGCAACAGCGTGCATCTTGAGGTTGAACGTGTCGCCGGGCAGGGCTTCGTCCAGGAAGATCGGGTACAGCCTCCCGGCGTCCAGGGTGGTTTTGTGGCCGTGGGAACGGTCGAACGATGACCGAGGAATATCGGCCTTGGGGACTTGCGAGAACGTGTGAGCGGACATGGTGAGCCTTTCAGTGGTTGAAAAAGCGCCCCCTTTCGGGGGCGAAGCGCCAGAGGTTTAGTGAGAGCTCGAGGTTTCGGCGGGAGTCCCGCCGAGTGCAGGACCGTGGGCCAGCTCTTCAACGAAGTCGAGCTGGGCCAGGTTGCGCTCTAGGAAGATTTGAGCGTTGCCGTGGTTGACGTACTGGGCCAGCGGCAAGTAGGCGCCGGTCGAGTCACAGAAGGTCGCCACCTCCATGAGCGTGTAGTCGCCAGGATGCTGGCCGACGAAATGGCTCTTGGAGTTTGCCGCGTCCTTGAACGCCCGTATGGCGCTCCCCGCCGTCGGGGAGTGGAAGGGCGGCATGTACAGCCGGGAAGCGGAGTCGAAGATGGAGAAGACTTTGTGAATCACAGTGATGATTTCCTAAGGTTGAGTTTGGCGGTTGTGACAATTTCCCGATCGGCCAGCCGCTCGGGAGTGTTGTTGGCCCGATAGGGTCGGGCATTCTTTTTGCGAGTGTCCTTGATTGATTCCAGGACGGCCTCGGATTCCCGCTGGAGGATCTTGTCGTAATAGCGCGGGATTTTCTGCTCGCGACCGTGGATCACGGCGGAGTCAGAGTTGCGGAAGTCTGAAGTGTATTTGGCGTAGAACGGCCCCCCGATACCCTCACCGGAACGCCGTCCGGTGGACATGATGGCGAACTCAGGCAGCACTGAGATCATTTCGCCGTCGATGGTAATGCGGGTGTAGTGATCCACCGATTTAGGGCCGGTTATTTTCTTGGTGGTGTAGTTGGCGACGTAGCTGCACGCAGCTGGGGTGACGTAGCCCCAGGAAGCGAAGCCTCGGGGCTGGCCGGTGTCGCCGTCCGACCAAAGAGCAGAGAGAGTCCGTGAAGTGTAGAGCGTATGCGCTCCGCGTTGACTGTGTTTTTTGCCGTCATCGGGTTCCCAGCCGAAGATGATGAGGTGGTAATGCGGTCGGTCGCCCTGGCTCCCGTACTCACCGCACGCGAAGTACCGGATCTTCCGGACCTTGAGAGAGCGGCGTAGCCGCTTGATGAAGAGCTGAACGTGCCGCTTCACCAGGGTTGAACCAGGCGGGAGGAATTCGGGCGCGTAAGTCAGCGTTACGAAGCAGGAGCGGTCGTGGAGTTTCGCTTCGTGGGAGAGTCGAAGTGCCCATTCTTGCTTTCTCTCGATTCTGCAACCGATGCAGCGGCCGCAGGGGATTTTACACGGTATGCCGTTGGAGTGGGGAGAGGCGGGATTGAAGGTAATCCCGCCCCCCAGTTTTCGCCATGCCTCGATGGGCTTGAAGCATGGCATGGGTCACAGCCGATAGCCGCCGCGCGGGGAGTTCCCCTGGATGTTCTTGGGGTGCGGGGCCTTGGCCGTGTTCGTGAAGTAGGAGCGGGAAGCCTTCCCGTCCATCTTTTTGCGTCGCATAAATGCTCCTGTTTTGGGTGGTGGTGGTGGTGATTCTGACACCGGGTGGTGTCAGTGGGAATAGATATTATCAAGTATAGATCTATTCCCTGGTGGAACCCCCCCTTCCGGAGGGGTTTTCCCCCCCGAACTCGGGGGGGAATTGCGTCCTTTTTTTGCAGTGAGTAATGGAGAGTTTTATTTGGGTTGTGGGACGCTGGCCGTGGTGGGGCGGGGCTGTGCCCCTGCCCCACCTACGGCCTGCCCGCCTAGGCCCCCTCAGAGGGCGCAGGAGCGGCGGGAGGGTTCGGTGCGGGGTCGATACCCGGCACCGGGTTCGTAAGGCCGAGAGCGGCCATACGTTCCGCATTGGCGGGGTCCTGGACGAAGTCCAGGAAGCCTTCAGGAGTGGAGACTTCGCGCCGGATGGCTGAGGGAAGCTCGTCGAACATTTGACGCGCGCGGATGAGGAGATTTTGAGCGGTTTGAAGGTCGCACGCGGAGAAGTCGCCATAGCTGCCGGAGTATTTCGCGAAGTGGTTGAGAGCGCCGGTGCGCTGGAATCCCGCCAGGATGCGGTTGATGTCGCACTCGTCTTTGAATTCTTGCCGAGTAGCGGAGATGTCGCCGGTGTCCTGGATGACGCGGCGACGGTGGAGTGGGGCGAAGCTGCGCGACGGGGTCGGGTCCACGCTCGGGAG